TAATGGTGGTTTCATTACTGTTGATACTCTTCCTCATACTTGGGTTTGTTCTAATGCTTGGGAAAAAGGGTTCCGAGCGTGGGATAGAATGAACAAGGAGTTTGGTCTTACCGAGACTCCATCCATAAAACCTCGATTTTATGACTTTAAGATATTTATGAATGAGATTCATTATTCTAGTTTCGTTACTGCTGAAGCAGGTTTTCAGAATAATTTCACTCCTGTTAGTGGTGAAACATTGATTCCAATTCATTACAGTCCGGCTGATAATGCTCAGAATATTATTGATATTACAGATTCTGAATGGGATTATTCGAAGTATGAAGTTCCTTCAAATTCTGTTCCGGGTTCATCTAACCCATATCATATTTATATGACCGGTTCGGCTTTTACAGGTTTATCTGTTGGTTTAATTCAGAATTATGCCCAGTCAAGGGCTGTTCCTATTTCTCCTGATCCGGAGATTAATACTGCTGGTCCCGATAATATTTGGACCAGTTTATTTGACCAGGGTACTGAACAATCTGATGAAGTACTTGCATCTCTAGCTGATGATAATGATGAATTGCCTTATTCGCAAATGAATTATCCTGGTGGTTCTACCAATCAAGCTCATTTAGAGACTGTTGACCAAATGGTTGTTCGCAATACTATTGGTTTATCCAGAAAGACTACTGGTTCTTTCACTGCTCCTTGTGGTTTGCTTCAAATTAATTCTGCTGGGTTTGCTGATGACCCTGCTGATGATGAGGCTCATTGGATGACTATTTATTTGGCCCCTGGGCCTACAAAGGGTTACCTTACTCAGCCTATGAAGGATATGTGATATTATGAAAGTTCCTGCTGTTGCTGCTGAAGTTGTGAAAGATGTCACCGCTGGTGGACGTATACTTTCTGCTGTCAAAGATAATCAGTTGCTAACTGCAGCTGTAATGTTTATACTTTGGCAAATGGATCTATTCAATTCTGTAATTGGTTATGGATGTGGTATTTGATGGTAACAAAATATGGTAAAGTTTTTACTTGTAAAAAAGGTAAGCATAAGGGTAAAAAAGTGAAATATGCTTATGCTAATGGTCGAAAGTCCTCTAAAAAGATGGTTCTTCATCGTGCTCGAAGGCGTTATTGATGCCTGATGAATGGTCATCTGAAATGGCCACTTCTGGTGGTCAATGGGACTCATGGGGTCCATCTGATGATATTGAAGCATTTACTTACTACGGAACTACTGGTCTTATTGATCCAAAGGCTCCGTTTGAAGCTTGGGTAATGGGAGGAGGCCGTCTTGCTTGGCACGGCTTTACTACTGCTACTCTCAGTTCTACTTGGGCGGCTCGTCCGTCACTTGCTGGATTTGCTGGTGGATTAACTAAGTCATTTGCTGCTGCAATGATTATACCAGGTGTAATTGGCTGGGCGATAGATCCATCTGATTATCGAGAAGGTGGTTGGGTTGAAACCCATACCCCAGCTCCAGCTACACGTATACATCGTGGTTGGGAGTTAGAGAATTTCTAGTTCTTAGGGATCTGGTCCACCCCTGATGTACTTCATCCCCGGACTACTCATTGGTGCGGGAGTGACGAATGTCACGACGCGGTGAGATTCACCACTTACCGATTTTGACTGACTTCCAGTTCTCGGCCTTGGTGATGTATTTACTGAGATATCTCATACAGGCTTTTCTTCCACAGCCTCTTCGAGTTTCTCCTTTGTGTTGGTATTTGACTTGATAGTCCTTAACTGAACGGACGTCCACAATACCACCCCATTCTTTGAAGAATCTACTATCATCGATTACTTCTCCTTGCATGTCTTTTGGACAGTGACATGCTCTTTCGCAGCAATCTCTGACTGGTCTGTTACACAGAACCTTGCTGACGATTATACAATGTACATGGAAGTGTAGGTTTATTCCTACGAACTCTACTCCGTTCCATACTGGAGTTTGTGTACATTCAGGCCATAGTTGGCCAATTGGTTCTTTTGATTTCCACCAGTCATTTCTGTCTCTCCAATTTCTGAAAGACCTGGTGCAATACTGTTTATGTTTTTCTTGTATTGTAGCTAGTTGTGCTAGATCATCCATCTTGACTATGTAGTTCCATGATGGTTTACTTAATGTTACGAATCTTAGATGGTCCTCGCCCATGTTCATTCGTTGTTCGTCTAAACGTACAAACACTCTTTTCGCATGTTGCCATTTTCTTAGTTGGCTCCTGTGTTTGCTACATCTCTTTCTCGGATACTCTTTGTAATCTTCTTCGAGTAAAGTCATTCTATTGTGATGCCACTCTGCTTGTGGTGATAGTTGTGTCATATGTCCATCTTTGATGTATGCACATTGACAGCATTTAGGATTGAAGAATCCCCATCGGGTGTATTCTTCCTCTTTACTAGATACAGTACCGGTAACCGTCTCAGGTGTATACTGGAGGTGCTCTTGTGCTACAATAGCCCATACCGGTATCTGTTCCATGATTCAAATGTGAATCATGTTAGGTCTATTAATTCCTATGTTATATTTATAGACCCTTTTCTATCTGTGAATTCTATGGCAAAGGTTCAGCCTTCTGTAATGGCATTGAATTTTAGAGTACCATCTAATGGTATTTCGTGGATTGATCTCAATTATTGTTTGAGTTTGTTGAATAGGCGTTTTTATCGTCAATCAAATAGCTTGGCTATTGCTGGTATCGACTGGCATGTTGCCGAACCTAAGGCTGGTTCGGGATTTGTTAATGGTGGTTTCATTACTGTTGATACTCTTCCTCATACTTGGGTTTGTTCTAATGCTTGGGAAAAAGGGTTCCGAG